GGTTCAAATGACTCAAGAAGCAATCATCAAATCCCTACAAAACGGCTCTCTAACATCTCACGAAATGGAGAATCTGACAGGCATAGCCAGAACATCTATCGTGGCTGCTTGCAAGAAGCTGTTTAACAAGAAGCAAGTAACGACTGAGAAAATCAAGGTAGGACGTTCTTGGGTCACTAAGTACACCTTGGTTGACCACATGATTGAATCTAAGAATCCAACACCAGAAAAGCCTTGGGACAAGCTAAATCCATTTGATGTACGCAATGCCAAGGGTATTTTTACCAAGTCTGAATACGCTGTAATGAACGCACAGGCTAGAATTTTTTACAAAGGTAATCCAAAATTTACCAAAGAAATTACAAATAACCAATTTATCTAGTATAATTTTTTGAAGCATGGATAGATACGAAGTCATGAGCGTATCGAAAAGAGAGCCTCCCCTCCTTCCATTGTTTCTTTTTGTTAGTGGGGGGACAGAGCGAGGAATATCATGCTATTACAGCCAAAGAATTGGGCAGTCTTTCAACATTACAAAGACAGATGCCCTCCGTGGATAAAACTACATCGTGACCTGTTAAACGACAGAGCATTTATGCGCTTGCCTATTGCTAGCAAAGCGATAGCACCTATGCTCTGGTTGCTTGCAAGTGAATCAAAAGATGGTGTTTTTGATGGCTCACTAGATGAGCTAGTCTTTCGTCTGCACATTACTGAAAAAGAGTACCAAGCTGGTGTTAAGCCATTGATTGATAACGACTTTTTTAATGTTGTTAGCGGAGTGCTAGCAGAACGCTTGCAGACTGCTATCCCAGAGACAGAGAGAGAGACAGAGAGAGAGACAGAGACAGAGACAAAGAAAGAGAAGAAGACACTCGGCAAACGCCTCGCTTCTGATTTTAGTTTTCCAAAAGAATGGGAACAGTTCTGCCAACAGACAAGACCAGAACTTAGCCCTGTTAAAACCTTTGACCAATTTAAAGATTATTGGATAGCCCAAGCAGGTCAGAAGGGTGTGAAGTTGGATTGGTTTGCTACTTGGCGTAATTGGGTGAGAAGCACTAACGCACCAAAACAAAATCCTTACGATGTTGTGAGGCTCACAGTTGCACCATCAAATGAGCCTGACCCTGCCCTCATAAAGATTATTGAGGATGCAAAAAAAGCTGCACCAATGCCAGAAAGTTTTAGACAGTTTGCCAAGCAAGTGAGAAAAGCATGAAGGTATTACCTATTAACTCATTTGAAGTTGAGCCTTGGTTACTTGAAAAACACTATGCCAAGCGTATGCCACAAATCATGTTTGCGTTTGGTCTTTACAAAGAGGACATTCTTGTTGGTGTAGCAACTTATGGAATACCTGCGTCACCATCTCTTTGCATGGGAATCTGTGGAAAAGAATATACAGACAAGGTTTTAGAACTAAACCGAGTTTGTTTGTTGGACAACCACAAAAACGAAGCATCATTCCTCGTTGCAAATTCAATCAAGTTATTGCCAAAACCAAGCATTGTGGTTTCTTATGCCGACACCAGTAAAGGTCATGTCGGTTATGTTTATCAAGCTACAAATTTTCTTTACACAGGACTTTCAGCAAATAGAGTTGATTGGACAATTAAAGGACAAGAACACAAACATTCAAAAACCATTAGTGATGGATTGACGCTAGATGAAATAAAAGAGTTGCATGGTGACGATTTTTATTACACAGAGCGTTCAAGAAAACATAGATACATTTTGTTTCATGGCTCTAAAACCGACAAAAAAGTTTTGCGTTCTAAGTTGAAATACGAAGTATTGCCTTACCCAAAGGGAGATTCTGAAAGATATGACTCTGGAACAACTGTAAAAACCCAACAACTTTTATTTGTATGAACTTTCAATGGCCTACAAATGACTCCAGCAGAATTGGAACACTTCAAAAATTGCGAAGCCCAAGAATGGATACGCAGGTACAACCAAAAGAAATTGACGATTGGCTCAAGCAAAGCGTTAGTCTGGTGGCAGGGTGTGTTAGGGGACTTGCAACGAATCAGAGGCGAATCCGCTACTTTGGATTTGAGGGACAGAATGAACAGGATACGAAATGAGACACGCAGCCAGAGTTGATGCTAACCAAGAACAGATAGTTTCAGCACTCAGGGCAGCAGGTGCATACGTCTGGATTATTGGCTTACCAGTTGACCTTTTGGTTGGCTACAAGAATCACACATTCTTGGTGGAGGTTAAAAGTACCTCTAAAAAGCGTTTAACGAGCCTACAAGCCGACTTTTTCGAGAATTGGATGGGTGGAACGCTATGTAGAGTGGATAACGCTGAGAGCGCATTACGAATGATTGGGGTTAAACGTGATTCTTAACCTGACAAGCACAGAACAGGCGAAAACCATTATTCGCCACAATTGGGAAAAGATAACCAATGCTCTGGACGCTGGCAAACATCTAACAATGGAGATAAAGCTGAAAAGCAAAACTCGTGAGCAAGAGGAAAAATATCACGCAATGATTAACGACATTGCCAAGCAAGCACAGCATTTAGGGGCTAAGTGGTCAGCAGATGATTGGAAACGCTTGTTGGTTGACCAGTTTATGCGTGACTGTGGTGACTCTGGTGGGAAGGTAATTCCTAACCTTGATAGCACAGGGATTGTCCAGCTAGGGTTTCAGACTCGTAACTTCACCAAAGAGCAAGCAAGCGAATTTGTAGAGTGGCTTTACTCTTGGTCAGCAAATAAAGGAATAAATCTGTAAGTAGGTATAAACACCTAGTAAATACTTTGTTTAGTTTGCTATACTTGCGTCAGCCCAAGCAATTCGCAAGGGTACTTTTAAGGAAATCAAAATGACTAAAGCATACGAAATTCATAACCCTAGCTTCAACGACATGACGCTTGAGCAGCAAATTGAAGTTGGCATCAATGATTGGGCTGTTGAGGGTAAAAGTGGTCACTTGTACTTTGGAAGAACTGCACAAGAGGCTTTAGAAATTGCTCAAGGTTTTAATTTTAAATAAATCAACAGGGGACTTAGTTCCCCATTTTTAAGGATACAAAATGAAATACGAATTTGACACAACAACTGGCGAAGGCTCTGTAATCGTTACTGTCGTGATGACATACGAGCGTGACGAAGAAGGCACTTACAACGAGAACATTGAAGATGTGATTTACGAAAAGGTGTCTCTGATGGGCATCTTTACTGACGCACAATTTAAAGAACTCGAAATGGAAGGCGTAATGAGACTGACCAGCCATTTACTTGAGGAAGCTGACCATGCAAAAATCATGGCTTACGAAGCTGAGTAAACAGGCAGTTTGGCGACTAATTCTTATTTCACTAGCGGCTTTTTGGTGGCTGGTGGTTTATTTCATAAGGGATTTTTATGATTGAAGAATACAAACTAGAAAGATGGATTGAACGAGTTGTTTGGAAAAATTTAGCAATTGATACATTTGAGCAGCGTGGTGACTGTAGGCTTGTTTATTACGCATTGTTTAGATGCAGAGAACTATATGAGTTTACATATGACTGAACTAAACATTTTTGAAAAAGCAATGGGCTGGCGCAAGCGTCAAATGGTTAAAAGTCAAGTAGATAAGAATGAGATTATTGGAAAAATCAGGAATGATACTCTTGAGGAAATAGCTCAAGAATTTGACAAGATGAAATCATTTGGCGATACATCTCAAAGTTTTGCTACTTTTGTGCGTAACAAAAAAATCTGCCCTCCGTGTCATGGAAACTGTAACCAAGGCAGAACCTGCCCTGCGAGGAAACCATGAACAGATATTCAATGACAAAGGCAGTTAAAAGTAAAGCTGCAAACAGAACTCCGATTTACTTGCCAGATGAAATTGCAGACATAATGGGTGTTGGTCGTTCAACTTTAAAACATCACGCAAGTTGGGACAGGTCTAACTTCCCAAAACCCAAGCTGATAACTGCTGGAAAAAAGTTTTACGATAAGAATGAAGTTATCAAATGGTACACAATTAGGCAAGAAAAACATTACCTTCAAGTCTTGGCTGAACAAAAAAGTAGGATGCCAATTAACAATACGGAAGATTTAATTGCTTTTCGTATTTTTGAAACCAGAAAGAATTTGAAACTTACTCGCAAAAAGTTGGGTGAAATGATTGGCGTAACCGAATTTGCAATAGCGCATTGGGAAACGTTTTCAGACTTAAAAACAAGAACCAAGCCAAAACTTGCTAATTTTATAAAGTTGGCAGAAGTCACTGGTGTTGATTTGAATTATTTGATGGCAAAGAATGAACAACAGACCCAATAACAGGGAACGACTCCACTTGGCAAAGATTAAAGAAATGCCTTGTGGGGTATGTAATGCTTCTCCTCCAAGCGATGCACATCATATTGTTCAGCATAACCAATACTTATGTATTCCTTTATGCAAGGATTGCCATCAGGGTTCATTCAATGGGATACATGGGCAAGCTAGGATTTGGAAGGTTATGAAGCTAGATGAGATGAGTGTTTTGAATATGACGCTTGCAAAACTTTTTAATTAGCGCACAATGGACGCACTCAGTTGCCATTGAGACTTTAGAGAGATTTGCGTCTCTCTTTTTTTTGTGAGAAAATAGCACAAACTCCGTAGGGATAGCCATGAGTGGATTACTAGAACCATCCGTAAAAATTGAGATTGAGATACAAAGCCAAGAGAAAAAGGGCGAAGCGTGTCCAGTTGCCACAGGTGACGTAGAAGTCAATCTTGAGTGTCGCCAGAAAGCCATTGATAAAGCCAATTATGGCCCAATGAATCCCAATGAGCCAAACGCTGATTACTGGCGTGACATTTCTAAGGCTTGGAGAATCTCACCTGCACAGGCTAAAAAGTCTCGTTGCGGTAACTGCGCTGCCTTTATCCAGACCCCTAAGATGCTTGCTTGCATTGAATCAGGCTTGGAAACGGACAGCGATATGGATGCTTGGGAAGTCATTGATGCTGGCGACTTAGGTTACTGCGAAGTGTTTGATTTTAAGTGTGCTTCCAAGAGAACTTGTGAAGCATGGATTAGTGGTGGGCCAATAACCGAGGAAGAATATGATGGGAACGACAAATCAGCAAGCGATGGAAATGATGCAGAAACTTATGCAGAAGAAGACTAAACCTGCATCTAAGCCTATGCCTATGCGTGGTGAGCGTACTGCCAAGAACATAGCAAAGAAAGCTAAAAAATGATGGGCTTGTACGCAAATATCGCTGCAAAGAAGAAGCGTATAGAGGCGCAGAAAGCAGCAGGGAAGACCCCAGAGCGTATGCGTAAGGTAGGCTCGAAGGGTGCGCCTACTGCTGATGCTTTTAAACAAGCAGCTAAGACTGCTAAAAAGAAGTGATTAAGCGAGGCTCAGAGCAGTTTTCTGGCTATAACAAGCCCAAAGCTACTCCTAGCCATCCAACCAAGTCTCACGCTGTATTGGCTAAGTCTGGTGAGGATGTAAAGCTAATCCGTTTTGGTCAGCAAGGCGCAAAGGGTTCACCTGATGGCACGAAGCGTAACGAAGCGTTTAAGGCTCGTCACGCTGAGAACATTGCCAAGGGTAAGATGAGTGCAGCATATTGGGCTAACAAGGTAAAGTGGTAATCATGGCTGACTTAGGTGCATTTTTTGGTAATCCAAACATACAGCGTCAAGGTGCTAAGGCTAGAGAGTTGGCTAAAAGGCGTGATGTAAACACATTGCCAGACCCACTTACCTATGCAGTTATGCAAGGTTTATTAGGCACAAGACCCGATGAGATGGGTTTTAGTGTTCTTAATCCTGATTACGAAAAGATTAAAAAAGTAGCAGAGCCAGCGTTTGCTTTGGGTTTGCTAGGTCAAGCAGCACCTGCATTAGCACCTTTGACTAAGGGTTTACCAGTAGGCGCAAGTATTAAAGAAATAACACCTGCTTTAAATCAGCAGATGGCTAAAGAAGCAGCAGAGAGGATTGGTCAGTCTGCAAATCCATACACTCGTTCATTGCAACAAGGGTATGACTATGGTTGGTATCATGGAAGTACAGGTGATATTAAAGCCTTTGACAAAGGATTGCTTGGTGAGGCAACTGGTGCTGAAAGTGCTAAGAAAGGCTTTTTCTTTGCTCGTGACCCACAAAATCCTCCAGCAGCAATGTTGCAGAAGTCAACTGACCCTAAGTCTATTGAATTCCTAAAAAAATTAGGTAAAACTGACGAAGAAATTGCAGCACTAAATACTGTGTCTATGAAGGGTCATGGTGCTGAAACAGCATCAGGTTATGCACAGATTGGTGGCTCAAGAGAATATAGAGATGCAATGCGTAAAGCAAAAGCTGCTGAAAAGCGTGGAAATTGGGATGAGTACGAAAAGCAAATGCTCATTGCAGAGGATAGCGAAATCAAGCGCATGAATGACGCTCAGTTATTGGTTGCTAAGTATGGTGATGCTAGAGACACAATGACTGAAAAGATTAACCAAACCTTTTACAGTCTTCAGCACCCACAAGCACAAGCAGAATTGTTAGATAAGAAATATAAAGAACTGATGCCTTATGGTTGGTATAACACTTACACACCAGAGCAGTTCAATAACCTAAAAACAGAACTTGTTGACTTGGTTGGTGAAAAAGCTGCCAAATCTGCAATTAAAGAAATTGACAACTTTAAAGCAATTGCTGCTGAACGAGCCTTAATTGATAAGACGCAAGAGGGCGGTAATGTAATGCCAGTTGCATTGCGTTATGAAAACCCTATGGTTTATGACTTTAAGGGTCAAGCATACCGAGAGCAGTCTTACAATGATTTGGTTGAAGAAGCTAAACGCAAAGGACATGACGCTTTAATTCTTAAAAATACTTATGATTCTGGCGCAGGTACTCCAAAGTTAGTAGATGTGGGAGTTGTATTTGAGCCAAATCAGATTAGAAGTAAGTTCGCTGCTTTTGACCCAACCAGAACTAAAGAAGCAGATATTCTTGCTGGCTTACTACCATTAGGAGTGCTTGCAGACGAAGAAAAACGCAAAGAAATTACAAGTCTGTTAGAATAAAGTATTACTTAACCTTGACCAACCCTAGAGGAGTCAAACAAAATGGCACAAGTCGGAAGACCAATAAACAAACTTCATCAGGAAGATGTACGCAAAAAGATTCAAGTAAGTCAATTACTAAATGTTTTGCAAAATCATGCACTTGGTGAAACTGAGGAGTTAAGTCCTACAAGGATGAAGGCTATTGAGATACTATTGCGTAAATCAATGCCTGATATGGCTTCAGTAACCATAAGCGGAGACGCTGACCAACCACTTCAGCACATCGTTACATGGGCGAAGTAATCGAAATTCCCTATAAGCCAAGGGAACACCAACTAAGAGTTCACGAGTTACTGGATGGCAAACGCTTTGCAGTCGTAGTGGCACATCGTAGATTCGGTAAGACTGTAGCTGCGCTTAACCACTTAATCCGTGAGGCGGTGCTAAACGAGAAAGAAACACCTAGATACGCCTACATTGCACCTACCTATGGACAAGCTAAACGAGTGGCGTGGGACTATCTCGTTAAATACACTACTCCGCTAGGAGGTACTAACAACATTTCAGAGTTACGAGTTGACTTCTGGGGTAGGCGTATTCAGCTTTATGGCTCAGACAATCCTGATTCCCTCCGAGGACAATTCTTTGATGGGGTCATCATTGATGAGGTTGGTGACCAGAATCCTAAGATATGGACAGATATTGTTAGACCTGCTTTGACAGACAGAAAAGGCTGGTGTCTATTCATTGGTACACCCAAAGGACATAACCACTTCAAAGAGTTGAGAGACAGGGCAGAGAAGGAAGAAGGATGGGGTCTGTTGGAGTTCAAAGCCTCTGAGACAGGGGTAGTAGATGAGACAGAACTAAAGGCTGCTAAGAATGAGATGGGCGAAAGCAAGTTTCGGCAGGAATTTGAGTGTTCTTTCGATGCGCCAATTGAGGGGTCATATTATGGAGAAATGCTTAATGAGTTAGAAGAAAAGAAGCATATGCAAGAGATTCCCAGAGAGGAACTAAGCAGAACTTTTACTGCTTGGGACTTGGGTATGGGTGACTCTACATCTATCTGGGTGGCTCAGTTAGTGGGTACTGAAGTCAGACTAATTGACTATTATGAGAATCATGGCGTAGGACTTGACCACTACGTTAAGTGGATTAAGGATAACGATTACTCAAAAGCAGAGCATATTCTGCCCCATGACGTTAGGGTTAGAGAGTTAGGCACAGGTAAAAGCAGACTAGAAATGCTTGAGGACTCAGGACTAGAAGTCAAAATAACCCCAAGGATGGGACTAGACGATGGCATCCAAGCGGTAAGACGACTGCTGCCAAGGTGCTGGTTTAATGTTCCTAAAGTGCAGAATGGCTTGAACTGCCTGAGAAACTACCGCAGAGACTACGATGAGAAGCGTAAGATTTTCTATGAAAGACCACTACACGATTGGTCTAGTCATGGCTCTGATTCTTTCCGTTACTTAGCCCTTGGATTGGATGAAGGTCATTCAACGTGGTCTAAGCCTATTAACCAAACTCCGAAGTGGATAGTGTGATGTATGTACAAATGCAGGGTGTAAATCTAGCACCTAAAGTAAAAGAACTTGAAAAGCGTATCGAAATGCTTGAAAATGTGGTAAATGAGTTAAAATTGGACAAACCCAGAATGGGACGCCCTCCAAAGGACAAGCATGGCACAGAACGAGTTAATGTCGATAATCCAAGCAGAGATTGACGATGCAATTGGATTTATTGAAAGCGAAACTGTTGAGCAGCGCAAACAGGCTCTGGAGGCTTATCTACGACAGCCATATGGTAATGAGGTTGAGGGAAAGTCTCAAATCGTTACTGGAGAAGTTGCAGAAGCGATAGATGGTGCGCTACCTAGCTTAGTCCGTATCTTTACAGGCTCAGACAATATCGTAGTCTTTGAGCCACAAGGCCCGAAAGATGAAGCCTCCGCAAAACAGGCCACAGACTACTGTAATTGGGTCTTTACCAGAGACAACGAAGGCGTGTCCATTCTCCATGATTGGTTCAAGGACGCTTTGCTTCAGAAAAATGGAATTCTGAAAGCGTACTGGGAAGATAAAGAAGACATTACTAAAGAGCGTTACTTTGACTTGTCTAACGATGAGTTAGCAATGCTGATG